CTATAACGACAGATGAGTTTGGCACAGTAATCACAGATGTATTTACCACGGGTAGTTACACAGCAGCAGCTACATTTGAGTTCGTTATAACACGACAAATACCTGAAATGAAAGTAATAGACTTTTTATCAGGCATATTCAAAATGTTTAATTTAACAGCTTTTGTAAACAACTCAGGCACGATTGTAGTTAAAACCTTAGATAGTTATTACACAGGCGGAACAACTTACGACATAACTGAATATGTAGATATAGAACAAGGACAAGTCAACGTAGCGTTGCCTTTTAAAGAAATTGAGTTTGCTTATGAAGACACAGATAGTTTCTTTGCAGCAATACACAACCAATTATTTATGCAAGAGTGGGGAACGCTTGACTACAATGCTAATGAATCCTTAGACGGAGGGTTGTATAAAGTGAAACTACCATTTGGGCATATGAAGTTTGAAAAACTCATTGATATACATAACTCAAGCCCAACTAATATACAATGGGGTTGGAGTGTGGATGATAATCAAGATTCATATATCGGCAAACCTGTATTGTTTTACCCTGTATATACCGCAGTAGGAAGTAGTAAAAGTTTAAGTTTTGTTGATAGTATTAACGTAACAACAGGTGCATTCGTAAACAATGTAGAAATAACAGGCTCTATAAATATGCCAAGTAATTCAGTATCTTTTGCATCAGGAACAAGCACAGCAAATATTAATTTTGATAATGAGCCTAACGAGTACACAGGAGACGCAACATTTACAGGAACATTGTTTCAAAACTTTTACTCTACATATATTAGTGAGGTATTTAACAGCAAGAACAGGCTAACTAAAATCAAAGCAAGACTACCTATGAATATATTATTAAATTATTCATTAGCAGATAAATTCAGGATATCAGGTGCAGAATATAGAATAAACAGCATAACAACAAACCTAATAACAGGCGAAGCAGACATAGAATTATTAAACGTATTATGATAAAAAACATACTAGAATTATTATCATTTGTAGATGATGGTAGCGAGAACATCAAAATAGCTAAAGGCAAATATAAAATGCCTGAAACATTTAAAGAGGGTTATCAGCAACTTAAAAAAGAACTTAGGGAAATTAAAAACAAGTAGAGATGAGTAAAAAAGTATATATAGATTTTGAGCTTAGATACAAAGAGGCTGTAAAGAACTTGGATGAAATGAACAAGGAATACACCAAGTTAGAAAAGAAAGTTCAAAAATATGAGAAGCAAGTAGAAAAAGCAGAAAAGAAACAAGGAGACTTCGGTGCAACTTTAGACAAAGTTACGGGTGGTGCTGTTACTAAGTTTAAAGGTATGACTGACGGCATCAAGAGTGCTACCTTAGGTTTTAAAGGTTTAAAGGCAGCTCTAATTGCAACAGGTATCGGAGCATTAGTTGTGTTATTAGGCTCACTTACAGCAGCATTCACACAATCTGAAGAGGGTCAAGAAAAACTACAAAGAGGATTAGCAGCTTTAGGTGCAGTAGTTAAAAATACTATGGACTTGCTATCAGACTTAGGTAATACAATTATATCAGCATTCAAAGTAGTAGGAAATGTAGTTACAGGTAACTTTGACAAATTATCAGAATCAACTGCAGAATTAGCTGTTAATGTAGGTAAAACAGGTAATGCAATTAAAAACTTTGTTAAAGACACTATAAGCGAAGTTAAAGCAATAGATGAAGTTACCAAGGCTAGACAAAAAGCACATCACATTGAAAGAGCATTACAAGTAGAACGTGCTCAAGCGAACAGGGACATAAATGAATTAAGGCTTAAAGCTGAAGATAGAGAAAGGTTTTCTGCATCAGAAAGGGTTAAAATGCTTAGAGAAGCACAAGCTATTGAAGAAAGCATTACTAATAAAGAAATAGAAGCACAGAAACTATTAATAAAAGCACAGCAGGAAGAAATGGCCTTAGGTAAAAACACCATAGAGGACAAAGACAAACTCGCTGAACTACAAGCTAAACTCATTAACCTAGACACAAAAAGATTAAGAAGTCAAAGGTTACTGCAAACACAAATAACAACAGCTATAAACCAAGAAAAAGCTGAAAAACAAAAAGAGGTTGATGAATTAAATAAAGGTTTTGTATATCTTCCAGGCGTAGGCTTTGTATCTAGAGAATCAATAGAACAAATGCGTAAGAACGGGGAAGAGGTTGATAAAATACTAAAAGACTTTGAACAAAAGAAAGAAGATGAAAGGGCTGAAACTGAAGCACAAAAACTAGAGTTAGAAAAGTCTAGAAAGTTAGCAGAGTTAGATGAGTTGAATGCAACAGAAGCACAAAAGGCTGATATTATATTATACTACAATGATTTAATAAGCAAAGCAAAAGATAAAGATACGCAAGACGAAGCTAAAAGAGATAAAATACTTGAAAAGCAAAAAATAGCAACAGTAGCAAACACTATGGGTGCTATCGCAAATTTGTTAGGAAAAAACAGCAAAGCGGGTAAAGCACTAGCCATAGGCCAAGCATTAATCAATACTTACTTAGGTATTACTGAAGTTTTATCTACAAAATCAACATTACCTGAGCCGTTTGCAACTATATCAAGGGTTGGAAACATAGCAACTGTATTAGCAACAGGTATGCAATCTGTTAAGGCCATACAATCAACAAATCCTAAATCTGCATCAGGAGCAGCGAATATTAGCACAAGAGGCGGTCAAGCAGCAGCACCACAAGTCCCCGCATTTAACATAGTAGGCCAAAGTGTAACTAATCAATTAGCAGATGTCATAGCAGGTCAGACAGCACAACCTACAAGGGCTTATGTAGTTTCTAATGATGTAAGCACAGCACAAGAACTTGATAGAAACATTATACAGGGCGCAAGCATAGGATAAGCAAAATAATTAATAAATACGTTATACATATATGAGAATAGTCGAATTAATATTAGGTGATGATGAGTTAACAGGGATAGAAGCTATTTCTGTAGTAGAAAACCCTGCTATTGAAGAGGATTTTATAGCTTTAAAAAGCGAAGAACTTAAACTCGCAGAGGTTGACAAAGAGAAACGTATCTTGATGGGTGCATTACTAATCCCTAATAAACCTATCTATCGTAGAAAAGGAGAAGAAGAATATTACATATATTTCTCTAAGCAAACAGTAGAAAAAGCATCACAGCTTTACTTAATGAATGGAAATCAATCTAAAGCTACATTAGAACACCAACACACAATAAACGGACTTACATTAGTAGAATCTTGGTTAGTAGAAGATGAGGTACACGATAAATCTCGTAAGTATGGTCTTAATGTTCCTGTGGGTACTTGGATGGGTGCTGTTAAGGTAAATAATGATGAAATATGGAACGATTTTGTTAAAACAGGTAAGGTTAAAGGTTTCTCAATAGAGGGTTACTTTGCTGACAAGATGGAAAGGCCTAAAGAATCTGTAAACGACTTCGAAGAAGATGAAGCTAAAGACATACTCTCTGAAATCAAGCACATAATCAGAAACGAGAAACAAGACTTGGAATCTTATAGTGATTATCCATCAGGCGTGAAGAACAACGCTAAAAGAGGTTTAGAACTTAACAAAAAAGTAAACAACAAGTGTGCAACGCAGGTAGGCAAAGTAAGAGCCACACAATTAGCATCAGGAAAGCCAATATCTAAGGCAACTATTAAAAGAATGTTCTCATACCTCAGCAGAGCAGAAGAATATTATGATGAAGGAGATTCTAAAGCATGTGGTACAATATCATACCTTTTATGGGGTGGTAAAGCAGGTTTAAGGTGGTCTGAATCTAAATTGAAAGAATTAGATGGCAAGAAAGATAGTTAGCGTTTATATAAAACCTAAAAGGAAATCACACCCGCACAGCAAAAACGCAAGTGTAGGTCAAAACAAATACAAAAAACCCTATAAAGGACAAGGCAGATGAAAAAATTTGAAACACCAAGTAAAACAAGCCCTAAAGGTGGGCGTAGAGGTTGTTTATGTAAAGATGAAACCTATTCAGTGAAGTGCTGTAAGGGAAATATAATAAACCAAGGCATTGGTAAAGTATAAAAATGCAAATATAAATTTTAACTCGTTATAATAATATGAAATCAACAGAAATCTTAAACAAAATCAAGACTTTCTTAGGGGAAGAAGCTATTGAGCAAGACACTCAATTAACTGAGGAAGCATTAGAACTAGCACAATTAAAGCTAGAAAACGGTACAGTATTAGAAGCAGAATCTTTTGAATCAGGGAATGAAATATTTATTCTAACTGAAGATGATAAGGTTGCAGTTCCTAAAGGCGAATATTTAATGGAAGATGGTAATATGCTTGTTGTAGAAGAAGAAGGTATTATCAAAGAAATCAAAGCTGAGGAAGAGCAAGTAGAAGAAGAAGAAGAAGTTGAAGAAGAAGAAATGCAGTATGTATCTAAAGAAGAATTTAATTCTGCCGTTGAGGAAATCAAAGGTATGATTAATGAGCTAAAGGAAGTTAAAGAAGAAATGGCTAAAGTAGAGGAGCAAGTTAAAGAAGAACTTAGCGAAACACCTGCAACTGAGCCAATCACCCACAACCCTGAAGCTAAACAAGAATTTAAAGTAAATTTTGGACAAAACAGACCTGAAACTGCTTTAGATAGAGTAATGAAAAAATTAACAAATAATTAAAATTTAAAAAATGCCAAATCCAACAATTACAAGTAGTAGTTATGCAGGAGAGTTTGCAGGTAAATACATTGCTGCATCTTTATTAACAGCAAAGACCTTAGATGATGCTGCGATAACTATTATGCCAAACATTAAGTACAAAGCTGCTATGAAAGTAGGAGCATTTTCAAATTTAGTAAGAAGTGCTGACTGTGACTTCGATGCAACGACTTCAGGTCTTACACTTACTGAAAAAGTATTAACACCAACCGAATTACAAGTGAACCTACAGATTTGTAAAAAAGAATTACATTCTGATTGGGAAGCTGCTCAAATGGGCTTCAGTGCTTTTGACAACTTACCTCCACTATTCTCTGACTTTGTTATTGCAAGAGTAGCAGCAGAGGTTGCAAGTGCAACTGAAACTTCTATATGGGCAGGTGCAGCAGGAGAGGGTAACTTCGATGGTTTAGCTACATTAGCAGGAGCAGACGCAACTGTAGTAGATGTCGCTAAAGCAACTGTAACATCAGCAAACGTAGTTGCACAATTAGGGGCTATCGTAGATGCTATTCCATCAGGAGTTTACGGAGCAGATGACCTTATTATTTATGTATCACAAAACATTTATAGAGCGTACATTAGAGCTTTAGGTGGATTTGGTGCAGCAGGTTTAGGTGCAGCAGGTTACGACAACAAAGGTAACAACCAATCATTAGGAGGTTTATTCTTTGATGGTATCAAGATTTATCCAACATCAGGTTTAGCTGACAACAATGCAATGGCTGCAAGGTCAAGCAACTTATTCTTCGGTACAGGTCTTTTAAATGACAGAAACGAAGTAAAAGTAATTGATATGTCAGATATTGACGGAAGTCAAAACGTAAGAGTAGTTATGAGATATACAGCCGGATGCCAGATTGGTGTAGGTGCTGATGTAGTTCTTTATTCTTAATATTTTAACTAACATATAAGAGGGTGGGTATTAATCTACCTACCCTTTTTTTAATAACTATATAATTATGCCATGTTTATTAACTAAAGGTAGAGCTTTACCCTGTAAATCAGGAGTAGGTGGGTTAAAATCCGCTTATTTTGTTGATTACGGTACGTTAGGAGCTATCACAATCGCATCT